GGCTTTCCCCAAGAAATATGGGGATCGTTCTTCTGATCGGGCTGATGCAGAGGCGCTGAAGAAGTTCCTGGCAGCTAATCATGGCTGTCAGAACTGGTCACTCAGAATCGAGTCTATGGAGGATGAGTTACTAGTCGGTCTCTTTCAACAAGAGATCTACCGGTTCCTCAATCCAACTTCCGTAGACTCGATCTGTGACTCGTTCGAAAGCATATTGCATAATGCAAGAACGGGTCCAGGTGCTAGTATAATGGCGCGGGGAAATGACTTCTATACGAAGTTATTCTCTTCACCGTTATCTACCACTTCTGAGGGTCTCTACCGGGCTTTCCGGAGCTACTTTGATGGTTCCCCCCTGTGGAGCGAAGCTGAAAAACTTCGCTTGATCCACTTTGGGGGCCCTCGGGTAGTTGAAGGTAACCGTCTTTCCTTCGTTCCAAAGAACGTCGATACTTCACGGGTAATCTGCACTGAGCCTTCGCTGAATATGTTCTTTCAGCTGGGCTTAGGGCAAATCCTCGAGGATAGACTCAAACGATCCTTCGGGATCAATTTGAGTTACCAACAGGAGGTTAACCGTGATCTTGCGCAGATAGGAAGTAAGCTAGGTAATCTGTCAACGATAGATTTGTCTAGCGCTTCTGACTCTGTAAGTCTTAAGATGCTTCAGCGCCTCTTGCCACGCGACTTCGTCGTTTGGCTTGAGATGCTTCGGTCTCCTATGACTCAACTCCCTGACGGGAGCCAGCAAGAGCTTCATATGGTGTCTAGCATGGGTAACGGATTTACGTTCCCGCTGCAAACCGCCATATTTTGCTGTATCGTCTCAGCAGTCTACCAAGCGCGTGATCTTAGACTTACTAGGACTAAGGTCGCGTGGGAGGTAGATAATGGCCTCAAAGGGAACTTACCTGGGAGTGATAAACCCAGGGTCGTTCGCCTTGGAAACTTCGGAGTATTCGGTGATGATATCATCATCGATAAAGAGGCGTACCGTCAAACAGTACGACTCCTTAATCTCCTTGGTTTCTCGGTCAATACTGAGAAGTCCTTCCATGAAGGACCGTTCCGGGAAAGCTGTGGCGGTGACTATTTCAATGGTCACCCTGTCCGCGGAGTCTATCTCAAGACTCTTAAGACCCCAGCCTCCCGTTATGTCGCCATAAATCGTCTGAACGAGTGGTCGGCCGTTTCGGGAATACCGTTACGAAAGACCATCGCTCG